AAGAGTAAATGTTAACATTAATTATCTATAGAGGATTAAATGGATACTGAAGAACTACAAGAGTTAGAGGATTATCAAAACCCTTCTAAAACCTCAACACCATTAAAGGACGATCATCCTTTAAGTTGGTATTTGAAGTGGGCTTCTTCTATTGTTTTAATTTTTGCTATGATTGCAACAACCAATAATCTATATCCTTGGAATATGTTTTTACAGACTGTGGGTGTTGCTGGTTGGTTGTGGGTTTCTATCATATGGAATGACAGAGCTCTTATAATTGTAAATGCAGTTGCAGTTGCAATTTTCCTAAATGGTATCGTACACTGGATGATAGAGGTAAGATAATGGTTAAAAGAAAGAATATTAAAGCGACTACTGATAATAGTGGATGGGTAGAACCTAAAAGAAAAAAGGTTCGTAAAGCACGTAAACCCATGACTGAGGAACAGAAAGAAGCCGCAGTTGCTCGTCTTGAAAAGGCAAGGGCAAAACGTGCAGAAAAGAATCCAGATTATGGTATGTCTGGTGTTCATGAAAGTTTGCGTATTCTTCCAGAAGATCATCGTGCCCATCCAAAACAAGTTAGAAAGTGGATTAAAACACAAAAGGAACTTGCTGCATCAGAACGTAGAGCTGACAAGCAAGGTGTTAAAGGTGCATATGCGAGACAATCTGATCATGAAGGATATGTTCGTAATCTTGTTAAATATCTACGAGATGGTGATTACATTGATCCATTCTATGGAGAGTATCAAGAAAAAAAGACTAGTAGAAAATGTGTTGCTCAAGCATACTATTGGTCTGGTCGCAAAAAAGGTGAACCAAAATTTGATGTCGGTGTTTTCTATCCAATGTTAGGAACTACATATACACAAGAGATGTATAATGAAGAAAATGGTATTACTGTTGATTCCCCAAAGAAAAGAAAGAATAAAAAATGACCGCTGATATTATAAATGGACCTTGGGTTAAGAACTCAACAGCAGATGAACTTGAAGCAGCTCAAGTACTTGCTGAATGTGATCGTATAGTAAGTGATTGTACAATTGCTGTTTTACAAAACCTTGTAGAAAGTGGTATTGCACCAGATGATCCTAATGATGAAAGCATTACATACATTATGTTTTTAACAGAGTTACTAAAAGCAGCAACTTATAATAACTATAATATAAACCATCCATTTCAAGATGTTGTATCTCTTTTATGTGGTATTGAATATGTCAATAGTGAAAAACATTTTTATTTGGATTATAATAAAATAGAAAGTGTAATAAATTTTTTAAAGAGTGAGGAAAAAGACCCAACATGATTTTAGTTGATGTGAGTCAGATATCATTAGCAAGTATGATGATGCATCTGAATATGAATAAGACCACCAAACCAGATGAAAATATGGTGCGTCACATGATACTTAATTCTCTAAGAATGTATCGTAGTAGATTTAAACAAGAGTTTGGAGAGTTAGTTCTCTGTTTTGATTCTCGTCATTACTGGAGGCGTGATCACTTTCCAAACTACAAGGCTAATCGTAAGAAGAGTAGAGAAAGTTCTAAGTTAGATTGGGATGCAATCTTTGGTTGCCTCAATGAGATTAAACAGGAACTAAAAGATGTTTTCCCATACAAATTTGTTGAGGTGTATGGTGCAGAGGCTGACGATGTAATTGCAGCATTATGTCTTGAACTTGAATATGATAATGGAAAGACATTAATCCTTTCTGGCGATAAAGACTTTATTCAGTTACATAGATTTAAGAATGTATCTCAATATAGCCCCATCACTAAGAAGATGATGAATGGTATTGATCCCCATAAATACTTGGATGAACACATTCTTAAAGGTGACTCTAGTGATGGAGTTCCAAATGTATTATCACCAGACAATACCTTCGTTGATGGGATACGACAAAAACCGCTAGGCAAAAAGAAGATTGAAGAATGGACAGGAGAAATTCTTGTACCAGTTGAGATGGCTATACCTGACGGTGAAATTAAACGTAATTTTCAAAGAAATCAAAAGTTGATTGACTTGTCTAAAACACCATCAGAGATTTTTACTGCTTGTATAAAGGAGTATCAAGATGCTCCAGAAGGCGACCGTAGCAAACTACTAAATTATTTTACAAAGAAGAGATTGAAGAATCTCACAGAATCCATAGGAGAATTTTGACATGGACTTACTAATAGCTGAAATCTTGGATAAAGTTTCTAAGATTAAAACAAAAAAAGAGAAGGTTTCTTTTCTAAAATATTATGATTCCGATGCACTACGCATGGTAATCAAATCATCTTTTGACCCTAAAATTAAATGGGCTCTTCCAGATGGCGAAGTTCCTTACAAGAAGAATGAAGCTCCAGAAGGTACAGAACACACTAACCTTCATGCTGAGGCACGAAAGTTATTTCACTATCTAGAGGGTGGTAATTCAGACTTGAACCAGAACAAACGTGAAAGTATGTTCGTTCAGTTACTAGAGGGGTTGCATGAGACTGATGCTGAAGTGCTTGTTGCTGCAAAGAATAAACAATTGCATCGTAAGTTCAAAGGTCTTTCTGATAATGTAGTCAAAGAAGCATTTGATTGGGATGAAAAGTATATGAAAGTTGAAGGTTATCCTCAGAAAGATCGTCAGGCCACTCGTTAATTTTTTACTTGACAATCCTCTCTAAGTGTGTTACTATTAGTAATAATCAGAAATAAAGGATTCGTTATGCTTAAATTAATTTCAAAAAAAGTGAAATTAACTGTTGACAAACCTTATTTTGTATGGTATACTAATAATATAATCAAGAGAGAGAGAGAAAATATTATGATTAATTATGTAGATGCAGTGAATGGTGGAATTGAGATGACTACCAAAAACGGTAAAACAGTTTGGTCTGACACCGTAGAGGGTGTTGCAAAAGCCATGTACGATTATGGTATCGCTAAGACCATGATGGGTTCTAGTTCTATGGATTTTGCATCTGAGGAAGGTTTTGAAACCGATGAAGGTGCAATGTTATTGTTGAAACGTGCTTTGGAGTTAGTGTAATGACTAGTTTTGTAAAAGAAAAATCTGAAACCATTGTTGATGGTATGACCAAAATGATGGCTGCCATGAAAGAAGACTTTAATGCTTTCATGCCAACTAATCTTAAAATGTGTGAAGAGTATGCTGAAAGTTTAGAATATAAAGTTGGTAATAAGTATATCAAACTTGTTTCTAAAAATAATGGTGTTAAAGCATTTATCGTTAATGTTGAAGATGATAAGAAGTTTAAGTTTGGTGACATTTTGATGCCTGCTGGATATAGTGCCCCTGCTCGTAATGGTGCTCGTGGAAACATCCTTGAAGGTAGTTATGCAATTAATTGGACAGGAGCTTGTTACTTAAAGTGAGAAATATGAAACTTGATGATGTTATTGGTATTGTTCTTATTTTTGGAATGGGTTATGCTGCATTAGTAGCGTTCTAAAATGAAAAACATTGATGATGAATTAATGATGTTTGTTTTTGGAATTTTAGTATTTGCCATATGGTTTTTTATGTGGATGGTGGCTCTAAAATGAATCTAACTGAATTAGTTTCAGTAGGGCTGATGTTGTTCACTCCAGTAATTACTGATATACCAGAAGATAAAAGTGCATCTGTAGAGTGTCTTGCACTTAATATGTACCATGAAGCCAGAGGTCAAGGTAGTGCTGGACTTCTTGGTGTATCTTCTGTTGTTTTGAACAGAGTAAAAGATAAGAGATTTCCAAATACAATTTGTGGAGTTGTGTATCAAGGCCCAACAAGAGAGAGTTGGAAGACTCGACAAACTCCTGATCCTAATGATGCCACTTTCTATCCTGTAAAACATCGTTGCCAGTTTTCTTGGTATTGTGATGGTAGAGGTGATGAACCAAGAGATAAAAAAACTTATCAAAGGTTATTGACAATTGCTAAGTCTATAGTGTATAATACTGTTAACTTCATAGATATTACAGATGGAGCTACACACTACCATGCTGACTATGTTAACCCTGCATGGGCAGAAACTAAAACTAGGACTGTTGAAATTGAAGATCATATATTCTATCGTTGGGAAATTGGACAAAAAGGTAGGCCAGTTAGGTGAGTAATTTTAGATTTATTGAACGCAATGTGGACGTAAAAAATATTGTCCAACAAGTGTTAGATAATCCTAATGATTGGGACGTTGCTGGTAGCATTAAAGGTGCTGCTGGTGATCTACAACCATACGGTTTCCTACCTTTAATGATGGCAGTAGTCAACAACACAATGCGTGGTGGTTTTGGTGATCCTAAACATACTCAACTTCAACAAAAGACTCTACTGTGGGAAAAGTATACACAGATAAGAAAATTTCTTAAAAGTTATAAATGTCAAAATCATTCTAGAGCTGCATTTTTTAGATTAAGGCCAGGCGATACAGTTGGTTGGCATATAGATGATGGAAAGTACTATCTGTCAAGAGATAGGTATCATTTATCTTTGCAGGGTATATACAAATATTGGGTTGGTGACTCACCAGATGATCCAAATGCCGAGATGCACATCATTGAGCCTGGCACTTTCTTTTGGTTTAATAATAAGAAGTATCACAAAGCACTAAACATTGGTGATGTAGATAGATTGACTTTCGTTTTTGATGTACCACACAGTAAAAGGAATCCATAATGAAACATATAGAAATATCAGTTATGGAAGATGGTGAATTGTCTATTGATGGACAAACTAAGCCAGGAGGCAATCTTGATATTCGTGAATTTGAAGATGGTGAGTGGACAGGTGGTTGTTATGCTACCTATGAAAATCTTATAGAGAAAGTGAAAGAGGCATTAGAAGAATGAATATTTTCTACCTTGATGAAGACCCCATAGTTGCAGCTCAAATGAGTTGTGATAAACACGTTGTGAAGATGATACTTGAGTCTGCTCAGATGTTGTGTAGTACACATCGTGTTCTTGATGGTGATGAGATTGCAGACTCCAAAGGTATGTACAAGATGGCTCACAAAAACCATCCTAGTACTATTTGGACTCGTTCTAGTGTTCAAAATTACATTTGGTTATGGAGACATATGACTGCTCTTATGAGAGAGTATACTCATCGTTATGGTAAAACCCATGCGACTGAACGATTGAAAGAGTGTCTTGCTAAAACTCCTACCAACATTCCTTATGGGGGTAAATTTACTGATCCACCACAATGTATGCCAGAAGAATGTAAGGGTGAGGATACAGTACTTGCATATCAGAAATACTATATAAGAGAGAAGTCTGGTTTTGCAAAGTGGTCTAAACGTGAAACACCAGCATGGTTTTTAGGAGAAACAAATGCAAAGGGAAAGCCGGTCGAACTACATACTTAGAATGATGCAAGAATCAAAAACAGATAACTCTTTAAACCTATTAGAAGAAAATGTAATACTTC